GTTCCTTGGGAAGTCAGACCCTGTTGGGTTTGATTTCTGAGGACGCCCGATCCGATTGAAAGGGCAGGATACGCAGCATGCGGTACCGCGAGAGGCCATGTTTTGGTTGAGCGGTGCCGCAGAACGCGATCCTGCATCGCGCCCGACACACAGTTTAGCTGTGCGTCGGAACGGGCAGTCGACGAAGTGTAGAGAGTACCATGTTGTATCGCGCATGGGGGGACCACATGAACTGGGGGTCTTTAACAACGGTGTGTCCGCGGTGGAACGGGCCATGGTTGAGCGATACTTTCTTTGTAAAGTGGGTGATGAATTTCTACCAGCACTGGAGACAAAGCGGAGGGATTGGGAGTCGAAGTATTTGACTCAATTCCGCCAGCAGGTTGTAGTTGACGTTCGGCAGTATGCCACCGTGTTATCGTTGTACGAGGTAGTGATGAGATACACTGGTGCCAAGCGCCGCGTCTACGAATCTGCTCACCGCAGTCTCCTAAGAAGATGTTTGAATCGGAAGGATGCACATCTTCGCCCCTTTACAAAGTTTGAGAAGCAGCTGTTGACTAAAGCTCCTCGTATTATCAATCCACGCTCCCCTCGGTACAACCTCGTGTTGGGCCGTTACCTGAAGGCCGCAGAGAAGTATTACTTCAACGCGATTAATAAGGTTTGGGGGGCGCACACAGACCACACCGTCATTAAGGGAATGAATGTGTTCGAATCCGCAAAGGTTATGAAGGCGAAATGGGATAGATTTCGCAATCCTGTTGCAATTGGGTTAGACGCATCGAAGTTCGATATGCATGTGAGTGTAGAGGCACTACTGTATGAACATTCCTTTTACAACCGCACATTTAATAGTGCGGAGCTCGCCGAGCTACTCAGCATGCAAGTGCACAACAAGGGTAGGGCGTTTTGTAAAGATGGTGAAGTGTCATTTCGGATGCCTGGGACAAGATCAAGTGGAGATCTGAATACGTCACTGGGCAACTGCATCATCATGTGTTCCTTGATCTGGGCTATGTGCCAGGAACTCGGAATAGAGGCGGAACTGGCCAAT